TCCTACTAATGTAGGATAGTCCCATTAACAACGAAAGGATACACAATGTACAATACGTTACTATACATAGGCATAACATTCTTACTGAGTGGCTTTGTATTATTTGTCATAGCAGTAAACATGGAGATCTATTACGATCGTAAGTTATATAAACTACAACAAAGGATTAAGAATGGCTCAACTAATAAAAACAACTAACCCTTATTCAGGTCAATCAGCAATGTTAACTGAGAAGGAACATAAACTATACATAGAGATCAAGACAGCAGAAGAGGGAGCGGACTACGATACAATGCAAAAGAAATTAGATAAGTTTAGCAGGTTAAATGTACCAGCATACATGACACTACTAGACTAACAACATAACATGCACAACCATAGGTTGTGCGCCCCCTGCGGGGCTACAATCAATAGAGGTACCAGTGCCATGCAAAAATTTGCGCTAGGCATATTGTTATTATACCCCCTAAAATATAGGGGTCCCTTAGTATACCCTTTATAGCTTGATTTAGAGGGTTTTAGCCTATAAAACCATTATGGGTTCCAAAATCAACCAAAAAAAATTTAAAAAAAATTTTGCAAAAAAATATTATGAATATTGACTTAAAAAAAATAAAAAAATTACCTCCAGATGTAAGAAAAGACTTTATGAGAATGTATTTAAAGTTTGGAGAAAAGAAAAAGATATCTCATATACAATCTGATTTTTTAAGTTTTGTAAAACACATGTGGCCAGAATTCATTGAGGGTCCGCACCATAAAATTATTGCAAAAAAATTTAACGAAATGTCTACAGGTAAAGTTAAAAGATTAATTGTTAACATGCCACCAAGACATACCAAGTCAGAGTTCGCCAGTTCCCTGCTCCCTGCCTGGATGATCGGGAGAAACCCAAAACTAAAAATTATTCAAACGACCCACACCGGAGAACTAGCTATAAGGTTCGGGCGTAAGGCAAAAACATTAATGGACACAGAAGAATACAAATCAGTATTCCCAACTAGACTTAGAGAAGATTCACAAGCAGCAGGTCGCTGGGAAACTGCACAAGGTGGAGAATACTTTGCTGCTGGTGTTGGTGGAGCAATTACAGGTCGGGGTGCAGATCTATTAATTATAGATGATCCCCATTCTGAGCAAGATGCTTTAAATTTAACTGCTCTAGAGAGAGCTTACGAATGGTATACATCAGGACCACGTCAAAGATTACAACCAGGTGGTACTATTGTTTGTGTAATGACAAGATGGAATGTTAAAGATTTAACCGGCATGCTGTTGTCTCATCAAAAAGAAGCAAAAGCAGATCAATGGGAACTTATAGAATTTCCTGCAATCCTACCAAGTAAAAAACCTGTCTGGCCAGAGTATTGGAAGATAAAAGAATTAGAAGCTGTAAAGGCCTCTATCTCAATTGGTAAATGGAACGCACAATGGATGCAAAACCCAACTAGTGAAGAAGGTGCAATTATAAAACGTGAGTGGTGGAAGAAATGGGATCATGATTACATGCCTAAGCTAGAACACGTTATACAATCCTATGACACAGCATTTATGAAGAAGGAAACTGCCGATTATTCTGCTATTACAACATGGGGCGTGTTTAGAGAATCCGAAGACAAGCCTGCAAGTCTAATGTTAGTAGATTCATTCAAAGCAAGACTAGAGTTTCCAGAACTAAGACGTAAAGCATTAGAGCAATATAACTACTGGCAACCAGAAACAGTATTAATAGAATCTAAAGCATCAGGACTACCTCTTACCTATGAACTTCGTAATATGGGAATACCTGTAGTTAATTTTACTCCTTCAAGAGGTAATGACAAACACACACGTGTAAATTCAGTTGCACCTTTATTTGAAAGTGGTATGATATGGGCTCCAACCCATAAGAATTTTGCACAGGAAGTTATTGAAGAATGTGCAGCGTTTCCTTATGGTGATCATGACGATCTTGTAGATAGTATGACTCAAGCCGTGATGCGATTTAGACAGGGAGGGTTAATTCCTCATCCCGAAGACTATAACGATCAAACAATTATAAAAACTAAGAAGGTTTATTATTAATGGCGGCAATAACACTACTACAAAAACTACAAAAATTATTTGGTGTAAAAACCGTGTCCAGTATGATGGGCAATACAAGTAATGTTAGAAGTCTTGGTCAAGGTATAAACAATTCTCTTAGTGGTACTTTTAGTAAAAAATATCTTCAAAAAAACCCAGAAGCTTTAGAGGAAGCAGCAGCTTCTATCTTAGAAAGTTTGCCTTATGCTTTTGGAACTAAAGACGCAAGACAAATTAAAAATTTTGAGAATAATGTAAACACCTTATTTGATTTTAAATTTCCACAAAGTCAATCTGAAGGCAAGGTCATAGATTTAGGCAGTAAGCAACAAGTAACAGGCAAAGGTTTAGAATCCTTAAAAAATGATATGGGATTACCAGAAGGAGTTGATCCAAATAGTCCAATGGGCTCGATGCTTTCATCAACTAATAGAATAAATAAGATGGGCAAAGACATGGAGACCAAAGCAGAATCAGCGGGTGACATCTTTATGGACTTAATGAAGTCATCAGCACCACCTGTTGATCGTAAGAAAGAAGGTTTGGTTAGAACAGCTGCTAGAGAATTTTTAAATAGAGAAATTAAGTTAGGTAAAATTAAATTACAACCAGATGAGATTAAATCTATAATACAACCTTCTGGAGGTGGATCAGATCCAATTGATATACTTAGAACATATTATGGTGAAGATTCTTTGGAAGCTTTTGATGGTATTGCAAATAAATTTATGAATACAGAAAAGTATTCAGACTTTAATAAAATTATTGATGAGAACATTGACCCTAGTTTTTTAAAACCAAGAAAAGATCCAACCATTAAACAATCTTATTCTGATCGAGAAATGAAAAATATTGTTGATGGAAAAGAAGAAGATCTTGCAACTAAATTAAAAGATTACGATGGTGACCCTGATGCAATGGCAGAAGGTGGCATAGCTGGTCAATTATATTTAAACGAAGGTGGCAGAGCAGCTTACGGCAAAGGTGGATTTACTCGTAGAGCATTTTTACAAGCTATGGGTGGCGCTGCAGCAACAGGAGCCGCATTTAAAACAGGTTTAGGTGGTTTAATAAAAACTAAAGGTCTTAGTAAAATAGTTACACCTACAATTACAAAAACAGCAGGTATGCCAGACTGGTTTCCAGCTCTAGTTAAAAAAGCCTGGACTGAAGGAACTGATGTAACTAAGAAAGTGTCAGTTCATACTGATGGCCAAGAAGTTATTAAACGTGTAAATATTAAAGGCACCGATATGGACGTGGCTCATAACTTAAAGACAGGAGATGTGGATGTAGTAGTTCATGGAGAATACGGAACATATATGACAGCAGATAATCCAAAAACAGGAGGGCTTTCAACCGCTTATGATGAAGGTTTAGAAATGTATTATAAACCTGCATCAGGTAAAAATAAAAAACCTAACTTTGAAATGAATGAGTCTCAAGCTAAATTTGAAGGAAACCCTGATGATGCTGATATTTTAACCGAAGGAGTTTATGTAAATTTAAACTCAACTAAAGCCGATTTAAAATCATTAGAACTTTATGCTAAAGATAAAACACCTTCATTTAAAGATAATTACAGAATAGATAAAAAAAACAAAGAAACTCAAAATTATATGGAAAATCCACATGAGTCTCCTGAAATACAAAATTACCCCGATCCTCCTGAACCAGATATAGATGATTTTGCAATAGGAGGTAGAGTAGGATTTCTTAAAGGCAAAATTGTAAAAGGAGGCCAAGCTGCAAAAGCAGCTATGCAATTTCTTATAGATACTTTAGTTAAGAAAAAAGGTTTTAGCAAAACATTACTAGACAACGTTTCAAATCAAAAAAACGGTGAAAAATTAATTAAAGAACTTTATGAAAAAGAAATTGGTAAAATACCATTAACAACAGCAGACAAAGCTCCTATACCAGAGTCAACTGTAACAAGAGACATGTTTAAAGACGCTAACGAGAGATTTAATACAAACATAAAAGATAGAGCATCTGCAGAAGAGATTGGTATAGATAATCTATTTGATAAAGACGGTGTTCTTGATAAAGATGCAGTCTTACGTGATATAACTAAATCTGTAGCAAAAACTAAAAAATCAAAAATAGTAAAAACAAAAACTCCTAATAAAGCACTTTTAAAAGCTATGGATGAAGTTGGTGGTAGTGCAAGCGGTGATATGAAATATGATGCAGATATTTTAGCTGATGAGTACGCTTTTCAACTAGGTCTAATTGAAGAAGGTGGAGATGTAACAGACATAGTAGATCAAAGGAAACGGATGGATTTATATAATGAAGCCTACAGCGCTTTAAGTGGACAATTTTTAAAAAATCGTGAAAAACTTAAAAAAATGAAACAATTTTCTGAACCAACTGAAACTTTAAAAAGTATTAAAGACAAAGGAGCAATAGATATTAGCGATCCAACTATTGCGGATGAGTTTACTACATTTTTAAAAGAAAATGATCCTGAAAGTTATAAAAATTTAGAACAAAAAATACAGCTAGACAACTTTGATCCTAAAGATCGTAAGGGCAGTGCCAAAGGCGGACTAGCAGGTGTGTTAAATATATAATGGATATTCTTACTTACATAGACAGGGTTAAAGCAAATTACAGCAAGCAACCAGAGCCTGTGTACAATACACAAAAGTATTTTACTGGTGGTCGTGTTGGGTTTGATAAAGGTGGTGATGTTGAACGTTTAAAAGAATTATTAAACAGACCAGATAGAACACAATTTATTAAAGAATTTAAAGTTTATAAAAATAAGTTCTATGGAGACAATTTTTTAAAAGCTGCTAAAAGCCTTGGGGTAAAAAGAGAAAAGATTACAGGTATATTTAAAAGAGCCAATGTTGAGCAAGCAGGACAGGGAACTAAACTTAAAACTACTACACAAGCTCCAGATGACGCAATTCGACTTAAAGATTTTACTACCCAATTAAAAAAAAATCAAAGTAAGTTAAAAAATTTATTTCGTAGTAATAAGTATTTAACCATAAACGATTTAGCAAATAAATTAGGAATTGATATTTCAGAAAAAAAACAAAGAACTTTTTTAACAGATACTTTAAAAAAAATTGGTGTAGAAAGTAGACTTTCTGGAAATGCAAACATAAGAGAATATAGAGTGTCTTCTGCTGCAAAAAAACTTACAGAAGAAAATATAAATAAAAAAGTAAAAGGAGAACAACTATCACAATCTTTAAGAAATAAAAATATATCTAGAGTAGACCCTGAATTAAACGCTCTTGAAAAAAAAATAATAAACAATGTTGCAAGGAGTTCAAAACAAGAGGGTATATTTATTGCTAGAGCAGTAGAGGATGCGGGCCACGCTGTTTCAGTTAATGTAGCAAATAAATATCCAAAATTAATTAAAGACTCTAATATTTTAGATATACAAAGTCGAGTCTATCAAGACCCTAAAGTTAATATGATTATTTTAAATAAAAAAGGTTTTGATTCTCGGTTTGATTCTGTGTTTAAAGAATTAAATTCATTAGTAAATAAACCTGTTACACAAGAAACAAGAAAACAATTAATTAATTTAAAAAACAAGATGAGTTCTATTAGAGATGAGTCTATTGAAGCTATTAAAACAGAAGCTAAAGAATTTTCTTATCTTAAAGGGCAAGAAAAAAGAATACCAAAATTAGATATAAAAATACCCGATGTTGGACAGAAGTTTGAATCAAAAAATCTTTTTGTAGATATGTCTGTGGTCGATCAAAAATACAGAGTAGGAAATATTAATAAAGTAAATCCTAAAGCTAAAAAATTAACGGATCTAAATCCACAAGAATTAGAAAAATATAAAACAAATATGTTTGCACAAAATTCAGACAATGTACAAAAATTTTATACTGCAGTAAAAGATAAAAAAACAGGTCAAG